TTATTGATTAGAATGTTCCCGTTTTGTGATACATTTGTTAGACCTACATTACCATTTAGGATTGATGAGTAGAGATTTACCGCTCCTGTTGTGGTTGTGATTTGATTTCCCCTTGTATCAATCGGTTTGTATAAGTCATTTGTTCCAGCAGAACCATTTACTCGCAGGTATTCAACAGGGGTGGCGGAGTTTTCACAGGCATACAAACTTATACTCCCATTTTCACTCCCAGCAGTAATATCTCGCTGGTCTGCTTGTATACGAGCATATTCTACCTTTGTTCCACTCGCATTATTAGCGTGGTAGGATAGACCCGCAATTCCGTCGTTGGTTGCTGGACTTGCCGAGTTCTTGTATAAATCAATATGAACCGCATTCGCTCCGCCGTTGGTGTTCTCTATTTGATACGCTGGTTGTGTTGCTCCGCCGATTGTGGATTGGATTGTATGAACTTTACCAGCACCCGATATGACTTGGTTTAAATCGTTCGTTGCGAGAGGCGTTATTGTGATTGCTCCTGTGCTGGAAGTGATTGACTGACTGCCGACATCAAGCGTAGATGTGAGAGGTGCTAATAGTGAAATCGTAGGGGCGGAAGATGTTCCAGATACACCGATATTTACTCCTGCTGTGATTATAGTTGGAATGCCTTGCGGTCCAGTAGGACCTGTCGCCCCTGTTGCTCCCTGCGGTCCTGTCGGTCCTGTATCGCCCTGCGGTCCTGTTGCCCCAGTTGCCCCCTGCGGTCCTGTTGCCCCAGTTGCCCCCTGCGGTCCTGTCGGTCCTTGCGGTCCAGGTGGTCCGCCACCACCAGCATTTACCCATTCAACACCCAACCCATTCAACGCTCCACTATTAGCCTGTAGAATATAAGAGTTCGTCCCCACAGGAAGCGTCCCTGTGCTTGTGCCGTCGCCTACCAGCAACGAACCTTTTGTGGTCGCACCCTGTATCCGTAAGTCCTGACCCGCACCACCTATCGTCAACGACCCACCCAAAAGGGGATTATCTACTTTTGCCGTCTGGAGATTATTTACACCCACTATATCTTGGTTTCCTGCGTCGTTGCCCGCTATTAATACTTGTGCGAGAGATGCGGGTTGTGCTGGATACGGATACGGGTTAGGCAATAAATCGTTAAAAATCTTTCCATTATTTGGAGATATGATGTTATTAACCGACATATTTCTTGATATAGTATAATGGAAGATTTTAATTTTCTCACTTTATATATAAATGAGCGTTGATGCGAATACTACCGACCCACATCTCCAAATACCAGAGAAGGCGGTGCTATATGAAATAGCTGGTTCAGCATATGCTGACAACTTTACAGGCAATATTGACGGCTTTAGTTTGCTAAAACAGACACCTACCTTGAAGTTCTTCAAAAAGGACGATTATCCTGTAATTGTAATCGGGGTGAGAGGGACTGCCGACTTCCAGGATTTTCTTGCGTGGTTGCCTGTCGTTTTAGATACGATTATTGATACGGAACGATATAAGCGTGATACGGCTGAATTACTTCACTTCCAAGAAAATTATAAGCCATTTCAATATTATTTTTATGCTACGGGTCATTCTCTCGCTGGGGTCATTATTGACGAGTGGTTAAAGGCAGGGCTGATTCTTGGTGGACGGACTTATAACCCCGCAATCCAAAGCAAAGATGTTTCTGCTCCGTATACCAATAATTATCGGGTTTATGCGACTGGCGACCCCTTATACGGTTTGTTTGGTCGCAGGGCAAAGGTGCGACCAGAGGTGCGACAATCTCAAAAACGAACAGGGCAATTCAGTCTGGGAGCTTACTTCTTCGGGAAGGATATGTTGGGCGAACACAATCTCAATAACCCCGTATTCGTCGGTGGTTCTTTGGACGGGCTTTTTATGAGTAAGTTCAATAGTTAGGTGAAGTAGGTGAAGTAGGTGAAGTGAAGTGAAGCGTTTTGACAACCTTTCTATAGAAGCCAAACATTCATTCCCGAACGCTTGAATAGTTGTCAAATCACTTCACTTCACTTCACCTACTTCACTTCACTTCACTTCACTTAAATCCAAAAAATTAAAATATTTAACTATAATATAAACTCTTTGAATGCCTGTTGTCCGTCCTCCTATCAAGCCTCTTATAGGTTTAGCAAAGAAGGTTCTACCTGCCCTCTGCCCTAATCCTAATGTATCGGTGTCTTTACCCCCTAAAATCACCTTTGGTTGTCGTTAGATTTATTTAGTTGTTTATTTTCTGTATTTAGAATATAGAAAATAAAGATGGAAGGTGCTATTGCCTTTTATGAATCAAAGAAACTGCTTGACAGGATTACTGAATTGGAGAAGGAGAATGCTGAACTAAAAAAAAGGTTAGAGACAACAACCGCCGAGAGATTGGGGTTCCACTCTGTCTCATTTGGTTCACCGTTTATGTGCGACCCTGAACCTACCTGTGTGCCTCGTGGTGCCGTTTGGAAACCGCCCCAGAATCTCAATTGGCGTGTAGAAGGGATTTGATTGCTTGGAGTTGCTGTTGAAGACGCTGGTTTTCAGCAACCAGTCGGGCATTCTGTGCCTCAAGGGTCTCAACCTGTCTACTTACCTCTCCGCTGGACCTCAAGTTTTCCATAATTCCCGTAATCGTTTTTCCAATCTTCAGGTCGTCTCCTTCCTTGTAGCTGATGCTGTCTTCTGGGTTTGTCTCGCTGTATGGTTTGAATTGAGGTTTGCTCCATCTCTCTTCATTAATAGTGCCGTCAATATCTCGCTCTCTGGGGAACACTTCTTCCACATAAAAGTTGCCCTGAACGAGAGCAATCAACCTCGCCTTGCCGTCGTCGCTGTCAAGGTCAAGTAATTCGTGGAGACTGATGCTCTCATCTTCAATCCCTGCCTTGATGTGGTCGTAGGCGAGGGCTTCAAAATTGCCTTCAAGTCGCATCTTCTCCTCAAAGCAATTCATAAGGTCTTCGTCTTCATAAACCTCATCAACGGCGAAGTGTTCGCTGAAAAGTCGCAACCACTCTTCGGCGTATTTGTCGCCGTATGCCTTACCTCTGTATTCACTCATCTTCTCATCACTCGCCATCTCCTCAACCTCCTTCTTGAACTGCTGAATCATATCAAATTGCCTCATTCTGTAATCGCTTGTTGTGTGCTTGATTGCTGTCTCCTATCTTATGTCAATAAAAACATTTCAATTTTTTTTAGAATTAGAGAAAATTGAAATATCATAATAAAAATCCAAAAATTAAAATGCTAAAGAATTAGTGTGAGATTGTCGCATTACAGACGCAATTGTGCTTGTAATAGCCCTGCTTCGTGGAGAATATCTTTACATATTCGTAAAGGTGTGTAAGCAGATTTTTTTCTTCGGTATAACTGGTTCCATTATGGCGTAGAGCAGTCAGGGTAGAATTGCTAATGCTGAATGCGTGTAGCGTATCCTTCCACACTTTATATTTACCGTTCAGTTCTCGCTGTGCTTTGAGATATTCTTCTTCGGTATAGATTTTCCGCTTTGAAATCTCTCGCAACTTGGCGAGTTCGGCTTCATATTGGACGAGGAATGCTTTGTGGTTTTTATCAATATCCGTATTCAGGATACTAATATAATTGGCTACTTTGTCCGCCTTCTCGCTTTGCGGGGCTACTGGAACTATCTTATGTATCGCCAGCGATACAGGTAATACGGCGGGGGAAGGTAGTCGTATGACGGGAGACGGTGCTTGGTGGTGGTGGTGGTGGTGGTGGTGGTGTGGCGAGTGTCGCAAGATTTTATGGACGGCTTTGCGGAGGTGGTGTCCGCCTCGTATGTCTTCGTCGTTGTCGGCGAAATCCTCTGCCCCATAATCTTCAAAGTCGTCAAGTGCGGGAGCGTCAAGTGCGGAAACATCTTCAAGCGGGATTGCCGAGCTTACAATATACGGAGAAAAAAGGAGCGGAAGGAGAGCTAAAAGGTAGACAGGTCGCATTTTATCGTATTATAACATACTACGATAAAATAATTTGGACGATTTGTATTTAATGTAAAGAAGAAATCTTGTATTTCGGGGCTTTTTGCTTGCCCGTGAAAATCTTGTAGTTCTCGTTCGTGATACGGATAGGGTCGGGGTCCTCGTCCATATCTTTCGGTTTCTCCTTCTCCTTCTCGTGTCCTGAACGAGCACCGCTAAAGATGTCGCTATACGGCACCAAACTCTCGTCAATATCGGTTGCGTTGCTTGCGAAGACGGGACGCACAGGCAGAGTATCCACCCTGCGAGGAGGTGCGAAGGGGTTCGGCATTCCAATCCTGCGTTTGAACGGGGTCATCTCCTCGTCGTCATTATTAACATTTCCGCCATACACCTCATACGGCAACAAGTCGTTAATATTCTCATTCACTCCGTATTCTATACCACCAGCCAAAACCTCGCCTCTGCGTTTCAGGAACTCCGCCTTCGGGTCAAACTCGTTAATGAAGGGCATAAACTTCTCACGCCTCTCCCGACCCTGCGACATATCAACGCTACGGGGTTCGCCCAACGCCATTTCCGCAAGGCGTTTGCGGTCTTCAAGATAGGAACGCTGTTTGCCTAAACCTATTAGTTCATCTACAGAACCGATTTGATTTCCCTGAAAATTACCCTGCTGTGCGTGATAATTCTTTGCGTTGGTGATTGCCCTTACTACGGGTTCAATATCGTCGGTGAGAATTGTTGCGTCGTCCAGAGGTTGCCCGCCGTTCGCAAGGTCTCTATCTCTTATCCCCTCATAAGTAGCAGGGTAATCCCGTTTCAAAAGCGTCAGGACAGAATTAACATCACGCAAGTCGTCTGGGTTCAATAGACGGTTAAAGTGCCGTTCCTGTCTCTTCACGGCTGTAGCGATTATTTCTCGGGTCGCATCTCCTGCGACATTTTGAATATCAACGGCACTATTGAAGATGGGGTTGAGTGGTTGAATAGCAGGTCCACCTCCTGGTTGGGCTTGTCCCTGTGCTGGTCCTGCTTGGGGTGAGCCAGGTGCTGGTTGTCCGCCTGGTTGTGCTACTCTGTTTTGAAACCCTTGTAATGCCTGGAGTGCTTGCGGGGGTGCTCCCTGCGACAATTCCTGAAAGAACTGACGACTGGTATTATATACTGACGCTGAAAGTTGAGAGTTCTTTGTAGAGACCTTTGTATTACGGGCAAGATTGAGTGCCTCTCTCACATCACCTATTACTTGCGTGATTATATCCTTCACTCGCAAAGCAGGCTGTCTTTGACCGAAACCAGTTGCGTCATATATAACTGTGCTTTCACCTACATACGGGACACGCCCTTCTCTGTTCGCAAAATTACCGATTGCGGTAAGAACCTCGCCCATATCCGCTTGGTTTAGAGTTCGTGTGCCTGGTGCTTGTTGTGGTGCTTGTTGGGGTGATACGGGTGGTGTGGCTTGTCCGCCTGGTTGTCCGCCTGGTTGTCCGCCTGGTTGTCCTCCAGGTTGTAGCGGAGCGGGAGCTGGTTGTCCTGGAGCAACGGGCAGAGGGTTTTTGGTGAATATCTGGGTCAACACGCCCTTATTCGCCATATACCTTGAAATATCCTTCTTGCTGACATTCGTGTAAATTGCGTTATTGAGATTGTCCGCCATAAGCGACAGGGAAGCATACGCATTTGCCGACGCTTCACGCATACGCTCGTAAGCCTTCCTATCATTCTCCTTCTCTACTCCGCCTTGTGCGGGTGGAACTGTAGGGAACTGATTAAACCCAGACTGATACAGCTGTGCCGTCTGTTTCAGCAAGGCGATAAGAGGCAATAGATATGTCGTATTCACGCCGTTCGCAAAATCGCTGGACGCTCTCATTTGGGGTGCGTAGAGCGAGATGTAATTCACCAGCTCGTTATATGTCGCAATAATCTCAACCATCTTGAAATAATCTGTTGAAAGTGAGATGAGACGGGCATCAGTAAGCAACCTTGAGGGTGATTGACCCAAATTAAGTAGTGCCTGAAATTGCCCGAATAAATCCGTCTTAAATGAGAGCAACTGGGAGAGCTTATTCACGAAAGACCCAATCTTGAAGGATACGCCTACATCTTGAGGCGACGGGGGCATCTCGCTCTGCTCGTAAAGATTCGCCTGTTTTATTTCATTTTGATACACCTGCCTATTCACTCGGGCATCAGCCGTATTCAAATCTCGCCGTTCGGCTTCTCTACTCAAGCCCTGCTTGTTTTGATTCGTATCACTTGTGCGAACTGGGTGGCTCGCATATAGCAAAGCTTTCAATCTATCCATCTTGTTATATATTCCTTAAATATAAAAAAATTAAGGAAAATACTTAAATAAGGCTATTCAAAGAAGTCCTTCTCCGCAACTTTTGCGGGTTCCACATTCATATTCTCTTCAATACAGGGCGTGGGATTTTCGCATACGGGTATGCGGTCAATAATTGCTTTTTGCTGTTCTGCCCTTCTCTTTATAATTTCGCTCATACTTTCTTCTTGTGGCGTGGGTTTGGGTTTACCCTTGAACCACTTTAACCAATCGGGGATATAATACCACATTCGCTATTTCGCTGTTTATAATCTAAACAGAGAAAATAATAATCTACGAATTACCGCAACGCCCGATTTACCAGAGTTTTAATGAAAAGATAAACAGCAATATCAGCAACAGAAGGAAGAACATAATACAGCACACCGCTTATAATTTTGGACCACATTATTCTTTATAATAGGAGCGGAAGAAAAGGGGCAACACTTGACGCAACATTACCTAAATCACTCCAGAAATCACCGCCTGACTGACCTGCTCCACGATAGGTGGCTTTGCTGTCTTTGAGTGCCTGCTTGTAAGATACGCCGTGTGCCTTTGCGTAGGCTTTGGCGTGTTCTATCCATTTGGAGGCAGGACGCTTCTTTCCACCGCTCGCACCAGAGCCAGAGGCATACAGCATTTCCTTCTCTACGGGTGAAGCACCTGGCTCGCTGGAATTGACATCAGGGTTCTTTACGGCAAGAGCATTTTTGAGTGCGTCGGTGGCTTCTATTTCTTCAATACTTTCGCTGTTGCCTGCCTGACCCGAACCCTTCTTGGATTTCCTCTTCGGTTTGGTTCCAAAGTTGTAATGTTTGCTTCCATTACAGTATGCGTGGGTATTGAAACAGCACCGCTTACCGCCGACATTAACGGGGGCACTACTCATAGGGACAGCGGGCATTCCCGCACCTCTGGGAGCACCCGTAGTATAGGGCTGATTGACATTAGGACGCATCTGCTGTGCTACGAGTGCCCTGCTACTGCCTCCTACCGAGCGAGCAAAGGGAGAATTGGTGGCTTCATTCCAGCCAATATACGGGGCATTCACGCTCGTATCACCACCCGACATACCTGCGTCGGTGATTTTATTGAAAGGGGGGATTCCAGAATTAGCAATATTTCCGCCCTTGTAGAGTTGCTGTTTACCCGACTTCATACGAGTATCGCTTCCCTTGCCTTCACGATAAGACAGACCGATATTGCCTCCAGACATTCCCATACCGCTAAAAATATCGCCCATAGCGTCAGCCATATTCATATTTTGTTCCAGCGACAAGGCTCCGCCCGACATTCCCTCGCCTCGTTTGCCTGAAACCATATTCACAATCTTACCCGCCGTATCTGCGATTTTGCCGACCTTCTCCGCAGTTGGACCAATCTTATCCAGAAACTTATCGGCAGTTGAAAGACCGCTGTCAAGAATGCCTTCAATCTTACTCAAGACCTTCTGGAGACCAGCACCCAAGTCGTCAAACACATCACCACCCGACAACCCGTATCCTGCGAAGAAGGGTTCAGCATACGACATATCGGGTTCGCCACCGCCCGACATACCCAGACCCAACAGGAGCGGAGCGAAAGAGGCAAGAGTGCTCCAGTCAAAATCCCCTCCTGACAATCCTTTACCTGTAAGACCTGCTTTGTGGAGAGCCTGGAACTCGCCGAGCAATTTCTGCTGGACGGGTGAGAGTTTGCGTTTGCCTCCTGAATAGCCTTTGCCCTTCTTGCCGAACTTGTCGTAAATCTTCATACCCGTCTCTATATGAGGGGCAACAGCGGAAGCGACATCTCCCACCTGTTTAATCCCGCTCAACAAGTCATCAAAGAAACCTGAACCCATAAGTTGGCGAGCAACGGCACGGGTCTTGTCTCTGGAAGAGGAATGTCTACCGAGACCGAGTAGAGGAAGGAATGGTGCGACCTGCTGGGCGACATTACCTAAATCACTCCAGAAATCGCCACCCCGTGTAGGTCCGTCGTCGTCGCTGTCGCTGTCATTAGAGCTGGAGCCGTCGCTGTCGCTGTCGCCTCGTATGCCTGCTCCTGATACAGACATTCCAGCCTGTGCGACTGACGGGTGGAACATACCCGTAGAGTTTAAATCAGCATTTAAGAGGGCGGGTTCGGTGTCAATAACTTCATCACCGCCCGACAAGCCACGACCACGCCTACGGCGACGACGACCACCGCTTTCACCAGCACCCAAAAATGGTGCGACCGCAGAAACAACTTGTCCTACGGGTTTCATTACCGACATAAAGCCGTCGGCGAAATCACTCCAAAAATCACCGCCCTCCATTTGAAAATCTCCATCTCGCATAGCGTCTCCCTGTGCCTGACCTCCGTAGAGCGGGGTAAGAGAGGCGTTGTAGTTGTCGTGCTTCAAGTTGGCGACATCAAATCCCTTCTGTGCGTTCGCAATTGCGATATTGTAAGGCGTTAGATACGACGACATATTTCTTTGTTATAACATACCCACAGAAAAAAAACTTACCTTGCCTACCTATTTATTCCTTAATGTATTAATCTGTCAAATTAGTAAAGGGCGTTTCCAGATGCGTCAATCGCAGAGTTGAGTTCGTCGTTCGCAGAGTTGAGTTCGTCGTTCCATTCGGTTATGTGAAAACGACGGGAAGATGCGAAGTGGATATTGTCTTGCTTTTTCTGCTGTCTCTTCAGCCATTTTTGATGACAAGTTTCATTACACCAGCAATAGGTTTCGCTCCAATCTCCGTTTGGGTTGACGGCTTCTTCAACCATTCCCTCTTGGTTGTAAAACCCGTCTTTCTCGCAGTATTCGCATTCCCAGTCGGCTTCCTCGTCTTCGTCTGGAAAACATTTCTTCTCGTATTGCTCCCTCGCAAAGCACTCCCCACACACAACATCACCATAACTGTCAATCTTACCTTCGTTGCCTTCGTAGAGCACGGGCTCGGAACACCTCTCGCAAGGTTTTCCGTTCAAATCCAGAAACTTCATCTTCTCCTTGAGTTCCTCGTTCTCCTTCTTGAGGTCCTTCACCATCTTCGTCAAGACCTCCATCACACTTACCATCTCCACCTGCTTCTTTACAAGCCCTTCCACCGCAGACTGACAGTAGTTCAGGGCGAATTGCGTCGCTTCGTCTTCGTCTTCGCAGGTCTCAAAATCGGCTTGAAACTTGGAGAACTTTTCAACCCCGTTAAGAATATCGTGCTCTTTGACTCCCAGCCTTGTAGCTATTTCACGAGCTTCGGTCTTGATGTTTGTAAACATTTGTGCGTCCATATTGATTTGTTCTTGTTCTGCTTTATCGCTGGTGTTGATTTGTGCGTTCATTTCCATTTCAATTTTCCGTTTTCTGATAATACTCCAAGATTTTCTCTGTAATGTATAATTCATAAATGGAAAATCATTTCAATTTTTTTTGGAAATCGTGATAAATCACACATCTTGTTTTTTTTCCAGCTGTGCCTTGAGTTTCTCGTTCTCCTTTAATAATTTGCTTATCTTCATTTTTGATGCTTTTTCCATTTTATCCATACGAGCGTCATCACCTGCGAGTTCCACCTTGAGATTTTCGTTCTCTTGTTTCAGTTCCGCCAGTTCCTTTTTGAGTTCTGGTATTCCTTTGAAACCTCTTATGAGTTCATTCCAGTCAAAGTGGTCCTGGAGGGCAGGTTCATCTTGACAAATGGTCTTGAGGCGAAGCCAGATGTAATCGCCCACATCATCATACGAGCAAAGGACATTCTCGCTGTGAACTAAAAGCCCGTCGTCAAAATCTCGCCTGATGACCTCGTTCTCCTCGTTCTCTTGTTTCAGTTTCGCCAGTTCCGCCTTGAGTGCCTCCGTTTTAACGCTTTCTTCCTCCATTCCAGCTTTGAATCCAGATTTGCGAACTTCTCCCAAGAAATCTTCTGCGTTCATATTTGTTCTTGATTTGTTGCTGTGTTTCAATTAATGGAATTAACTGCCTTCAATTTTCTATTTGCCGAAATGAATCAATTTTTTTTGGAAATCGTATAACAATCATCACACACACATCTTCCTTCCTCGTCCAATTGAGCGTGTTCGTCCTCCTCAAGTTGACGACCACAATCCATACATTCGGCAAACCCGTCGCTGAAGTCGTTGTCTTCCACTTGTCTTTCAAACTCAAATGTCATTTCCTCCACATTATATATCTTAAGCCCTGACTCTTCATCAATACCGAAATACTTGGGGACGATAATGTTGTCTCTTTTGAGCCTTTCCAGCTCCTGAAGGAGGCGAGCGTTTTCCAGAGCCAATTCCAGACGGGTTTTTGCTTTCTTCTGTTCTTGTTCTGCGTTCATATTTGTTCTTGCTTCTTGCTGTGTTTCAGTTTGTCGGGTTTATTCTCTTCAATTTTCTTTCCACGAAAATAAACTGAAATAAACTGAAATAAACTGAAAATAGAAAAAAAGGACTTACCCTGCCTCTTTTCTCACATACCTTTAGTTCTTCTTCGTGGACTTCTTCTTGCTGTAGTAAGTCTTGAAACAGCCGTCGCACAAATCCCAAATGTGTCCCCCAACAGGATTGAGTTTCACGCCCACCACCTTACATTTGTCGCACTTACCGCAGAGCATTCTCTTACGCTCCGCCTCCTGCTCTTCAATTCTCTCCTTCTCCTGTTGCTTCGCAATTGCGTCCCACTTAACGCAGTCCTTGTGAAGGTCTCCGCAACCATCACACTTGCTCCCGCTGTAATAGCTGGTCTCCGCATAATAGCAGTCATAAATCGTCGTCATTTTGTCTTTGTCTGGTGTTGAACGCTGTATCCTATTTCAATCTGGAAAAACATTTCAATTTTTTTTCCAAATAGTGAGAATCCCATATCCCCGCATTTTTCACTAAAAAACTTGGAAAATTGAAAATCAAATACTTAAAGAAATCAGGTGAAGTAGGTGAAGTGAAGTGAAGCTAAAACGCATCTTTTCTATAGAAGCCATTCTATCGTTTCCCAACTCTTGAATAGTTGTCAAAACACTTCACTTCACTTCACCTACTTCACTTCACTTCACTTCACCTATTTTAAGTTATTATATACTCATAAAAAGCCTGCGGAAGCCTCCGCAGAACCTTCACCGCAAATCATTTCAATTTTCCGTTTTTATAGTGAGAATCAAAAATCCCCGCAAAAAAAAGAGGCTGACTACTGCCTCTTTGTGGCTGGTGCTGGTGCTACTTACATCTTGCGTCGGCAGGTCGGGCAGTTGGGTCTTGTGTTGACTGGTGCGTTGTCTTCCATATGAGCGAAACAACCCTTACAAAGGATATGTCCGCAATTTGTCAGGTGAAATGTGTCCTTTGTCGTCAAGTCCAAGCAAACAGGGCAGGTGTAGGTCTCGTTCAGTCGGTTCGCCATCTCCCAGAGTGCTTCTGTGAGATGTGGTGGGAAATCCGCTGGGCGTTGAAGGCGACCATTCACACGAGCAAACATTCCACCAAACGCTCCTGCTTCTTCTGCTCCTCTGCCGTGAAGTTCAAAGACCTTCGCCCACGCAAACGCTTTCTGCTTGCGAAGAGCCTCCATTTGTGCGTGAGTGTATGTTCTGTTCTCCATTTCAATTTTCCTAATGTCCTAATCTTGAGATTAACTGCCTTCAATTTTCTATTCTGGAAAATCAATTCAATTTTTTTTGGAAATAGTGAGAAATTGAAATCACATCTGGACGATTTTTGGCTGGTGCTACAAATCAAACTTTTTTCAAGATGTCAAGATGTCAACTTGGTTTCTCACTATTTCCAAAAAAAATTGATTTGGATTTCTAATTATGATTTATATGACAGCGAATTATCTTGGATAGAAAATTGAAATGAATTGCGGACAACAATCCAGACAGCAGACAGACAATACAGACAAAGACAAAATGGAAGCAATAATGAAGAATCTGGGAGTGTGCCTTGATATGGGCGAAGATGGAGAGTGGACCGCCTTCGGCGACTGGGACGAGGAACGCAAGAAGGACTTTATCAGCGACATTCTGGGCGGAGGTAAGAAGGACAGAGCTACAATAATGACGAATATTGGAAAGGTCGCCAAAGTGAAAGAGGTTGGGGAAAGTGGGTTTGTGGTGAAAAAACCCGAAGACTGGAGCACTTGGAGCGAACAAAAGCAAAATGAGTTTGCTGATTTCATTATTGGCGAGGCGGGCGAAGGTGCCTCTTTTGAGGCAGTCCGCACCTGCTGTTTGTGCGACAAGGAATACACAGGCTACGGAAACAACCCAGCCCCTGTGGCTGAAGAAGGTAGGTGCTGTGATGAATGTAATACCACACAGGTCGTTCCAGCGAGGTTGGCGTATGTTGAAAGAGAAATCAAGGCGAAGAAGTGGCTCCAGAAACTTCTCGGAGATATGTTTCAATTATCTTATGAAAGAGATGGAGCCCATATGGACCGCTGTGCTACGAAAATCGGCTGGGGTGCTGGCTTGAGACTGGGTTCAACGGCAGAACCCGATTGGTTCAAAGACATCAAAGGCGAACACGAAATGTCGCTCAAACCTCAACCTGGAGGCAACGACGGCTGGACCATATCTCGTCGTGTCAATTCAGTCTCACTTGCGATTGCGACTTACCTGATTATGGGACACGCACAAAAGACATTCAAGTTCGGCGGGAAAACTGGAGATTGGGGGGTGAACCCAGACAGCACCTGGTATTGCGAGCCGACAATTGCGTTCCCTCTTGAAGATGGAACCGTTCGCTCCGCAACATTCCACATTACTCCTGTGGAAGAGGACAATCACCCAAAAATCCAGCACGGCAGGTATATTGACTTTATCGTGTGGAAAATCACAGACCACAAGGAGTGTAAGGCAGTCAAACTTGACTTTGCTTGGGCGGATATTCTTAACGCACGAACCGAGCGTGATGAAGAGGCGAAAGCAAAAGCCGAAAGGAAGAGACTTGAAAAAGAGAAACGCAAGCGTGCCGAAGAGAAGGAAGCCAAGAAACAAGCCGATAAGCAGGCTCTTCGTCGTGCCTACCACGAGAAGTGTCTGGAGGAGATTGCGATTATGGAACGCAAAGAAGAGGAACGCAAGGCAAGAGACGAAGAGGAGACCAGGAAGCGTGAGGCGGATTTTGAGGCACGCCTCAAGGCACTTGAGGTCAAGGAGGCGGAACGCAAAGAGGAAGAGAAGCGTGAGAAGGAAGAGAAAGCCAGAAAAGCAGAGCAGAAGAGGGCAGAGACGCTGAAGAAGCAGGAAGAGAAACAGGCAAAGTGGAAGAAGTAAGTAAGCGGTAAGTGTAAACAATAGGGCAGGGTAAGTCCCTTTTTTTTCTCTTGCTATATATAAATCAAATATGGATATTGCCGAAACAAAGCAAGGAATAGATGAAGAAATCCGTAAGTTTGTTGATGTTCTCAAACTTGTCGGTAGTCCCGTAGTCCAACTCGGCACTTCATCATTCAAAACTCAACAATATTTTAGTGATTACGACCTCCTGTCCCCAATCACCAAGCGTGATATTCCACCTGCTAAAATCTGTGATGAGCTGACCCGTATCCTATCCTCCCTTGATAAAATGGACGACATCTGGTTCGTGGAATTAAAAATCCAAAACAAGGACGGCAGTAAGGAAAAGTTCTTCCCGAAAGATATTCACCCGCTGGATTGTAAGCGGGTCTCCAAAGCCATCAAGTCAATTGACTATATCAAGATTGACGCTGTAATCTATATACGGGGGACAAACAAACTAACTGAACTCTCTATCATCTACGCATTCCAAGATGTGCCTCCCGAAGAAGTCCTCATCAAGACAATTAGCGAAGATTACAAGCATTACAAATCTGTAGGCAATACTTACAAATCGCTCAAGAGGTTATTTAGTGTGTATCGCTTGGAAGGGGATAAAGAGAATATGGTGAAACTGTCTTCACTTTTCAATAGCGAAACAGGTAAACTTTATTCACTATCCAGCAACCTCAAAGCAGTCAAGCTGATTTTAGAGAACGGCGTATCGGGTAAAAATCTTGCCGATAAGGTGCGAGTTAATCTCCAGGACCTTTCTCACACAATCGGCAAACCGCTACGCACCGAGCGAGAGATTGACAAGGCGATAAAGTTTCTGGACGCTAAAATCAACAAAGAAGCCGAAAGCTGGCTTAAATCCAATAAAGATGTGTTGCCGTAATTGTGTGGATTTTTTTTATGTTGTTTATATTATAGGACAACGCTATAATATGAACGAGTTCAATCTGGCGAATATTGGAAGACCACTTGCGAAAATTATGGGTGGAAAATTAGATAAACGGCTTATATCCGTCGCACCACAAGGTGAGGTGAATCCTCAAACGGATAAAACATTTCACAATATCAATCTCCCTGAAGATGCGAAGTTTCAGGTCGTTCCTGACACCAAGAAGGAGCGAGATATTCTTTACATTACGGGTCCGTCAGGTTCAGGCAAAACAACCTTCACCGCAGGCTACTTGGAGCAATACAAGAAGAAATATCCGAAGAACCCAATCTATATTTTTTCAGCACTTAAAGAGGACGAGACCCTTGATAAAATAAAAGGCGTTCAGCGTATTAAAATTGGGGCAAACCTGGTAAGCGACCCCCTTGAGATTGACGATTTGAAGGATAGTTGTTGCGTATTTGACGATATTGATGTAATAAGCGATAAAAAGCACAGGGAAGCAGTCTATAAAATCTTAAACTCTATCCTTGAAACAGGAAGGCATACGAAGACTTCCTGTATCAACACGAATCATCTCCCTACAAACAAGGGCGAAACCCGACGAATATTGAACGAAAGTCATATCGTCGTCTATTTTCCACATTCGGGTTCGGTTAGGGGTGTGAACTACCTGCTTACCGAATATGTCGGTTTATCAAAACAGGAAATAATTGCGATTAAAAAGACCCCGTCTCGTTGGTGTGCGATTTTCAAGAACTTTCCGCAAATCATTATGACCGAGCGACAAATGTGGTTCGTAGGCGGTGATGAAGATGATGATTAGCACGAAACGCCACCTTCAGGAATATCAACAACATCTATCCGTATGTCTGTGAAATGCTCCTCACCGAGTGGTTTCACACTCATAATAACGGCAGGGTCTTCGTTCTCGCTGTCGCCAAGTGCGTCAATATCTGGGTCGTATGCTATACCTTGTTCTTGTGCTATTTTTATTTTATCCTTTATCTTTTTCGTTTCATACGGGTTGCCGTTGCCGTCTTCGTCATCACTACTCGTAATAACAATATGCGTCAACCCGTTTGTGATTGGCGGTTTTGATACACCTGTCTCTGCCTTGTAGAGAGCGTTGTATTTCTCAATAATATCAGCATCAATCAACGGGGCAATATCAAATAGGTTCTTCAGGTCGGTCTTTATCAACGCCAGCATATCTTTCGGGTTCTGCCGTTGCGACCGCACCAAAGACAACTCAATCTGTATCTTATTGAATATCTGTGAGAACTGTAGAGAGCATATTCGGTGTCCTTCTGCCCGCTTCTGGAGCTGGAAGTAGCTGTCAATACTCTTAATCACGCTGACAAATATAGACCCTGTGCTTAAAATGATAAACATTTGGTCGTTCTGGATATTCATACCAGTCAACAATCCAATCACGCTGGAAAGCACAATCACGGGTATATTGATGATGTTGCTTCTAAACTGGTATTTCTCATACGATAGGTTGTGTAAGATTGAATAACTCTCTGCTTGTTCTGCTTGGTTCTTCAAGAGGTTTTCAAGTTCTTTTGAATAAGTTAAATCTTGGGTAGGCATTTATATAGATATAGATAAAAAATTAGGTGAAGATACTCAAAGAAATTAGGTGAAGTAGGTGAAGTAGGTGAAGTGAAGTGAAGTGATTTGACAACTATTCAAGAGTTCGGGAATGAAGGATTGGCTTCTATAGAAAAGATGCGTTTTAGCTTCACTTCACTTCACCTACTTCACCTAACTTCACCTGGCTTCACCCAACTATTATTAGTCATAAACTACTTAAACAATTCTTCAATATATATATAACATACAAGACACAAAATCTTTTTTTCTACTTAAAGAATATAGCCCCCAGATGCCCGAGATTAACACCCAGACCGCCGAACCCGAGAAGACCAAATACCCGTCTCAAAGCCCCGCCAAGCAGAGAGAATATTACCTACGCTTCTACGAGAAGAAGTCGCAAATAGGTCAAACCGTATGCCCGATATGTTTAGGACATTACACCTACTTCAACAAGTCGCACCATAATAAGGGGCTACACCACCAGAGGGCACTCGCACTCGCCGAGCGGATTAAGCAAATGAAGGCGGACGCAGAAGGCAAGGCAAAGTATAAAACTTTAGACACTTTGCTTACATTTCAGGATATTCAAAACCTCCCAGAATGCCTCTCCACCTGTTCCTCCATTTGTTAGGATTCTAAAAAAAATTGAATTGAAAAGTTTAGGAAGAATAATCAATCAGTCCTCCGCCGATTATTGATTATTTAGGAAGATTTTAGATTATTCCCCGAATTAATCCAAATATAAAATTGAAGCGATTAATACTTAAAGAAATTATCTCATATAAGTATATAACCACTTATAGAAGATGTGTGCCGAACCAACTGGGAATAATCAAACGCCAACCTCCGCTGTCAAAGTCATTCGTGGACTTTATAGTGATGTCAAGAACGCAAACCTCCACAAGTCTATATCTTTAGGAGAATTACAGAAGCCGAGTGAATATTACGAAGTCCTGACTGAAGGCACACCTTGTAAGGTGTTTGCCGATATTGATGGTGAGATGTCAATCACCACGCCATATCAAATATTCAAAGACAAGGTCGCCAGAATCCAAGAAATCTTCGTTGGCTGTGAGAGCATAATAGGTGTGCGTAATTCGTCGCACTTTGAAGCGTTGAAGGTGGAGAAGGGAACAGGAATTAAGGCGAAAGTGGCTAAAATATCTTTCACCCTATTATATAAGCGACAAGTCCCAACCTGTAAGATGTTGAAGGATTATGCTGTGGATACTATCCTGCCTGAACTCCAGATGCTCCTTGATGGTGTGATTGAAATCAGTTCGCACTCAAAGGAAGGTGCCTTGAATCTTGATACGAGCGTATATCGCACAAACGGCAAGGTAAGAGCCCCGAACGCCTACAAAATACCCGAGCAAAAAGAACGCATTTCCGCAATCGTGAAAGGGACGCTTGAAGACAACCTCATTCAAGTAATTCCTGCGGATTGCCCTATGATTGAGGTCAGCACACCAGTTCCAGCAACGCCAAGAACGCCAGCGACACCCAAGCCCGAAACAACCATCACTCTATCAGCACAGGCAAAAGAACAAAGAGAAAAGAAAGAGAAAAAACACCCTGAAGGTGGGTGGTGTGTGAAGCACGGAACTTACAATTTAGATACTTGGTATGATTGCTTTGAATGCTGTCAAACCGAAGAGAAAACAAACATTCGCTTTCCTACCGCTCCCGCTCCCGCACCCGCTCCCGCCCCAGCACCCGAGCCAACCACCGACGACACAGCCCAAGAACTATTGAATGGTCTGGATACGAAGCGGTTTGAGACCTACGACGACTGGTTGAAGATTGCCTGCGTTGTGAAGAATGAGAATTGGGACTACAAGATGTTTGACGATATTTGTAAGAAGATGCCGAGATACAACAAGGCAAAAAATCTGGAAATATTCAACGGGCTTCATAAGGATAGTAAGATGAAACAAGCGACACTCTGGTTCTGGTTGAAACAGGACAACAAAGACCTATTTAATGAACTCCAAAAGCGTCGCAAGGACTTCTACAGGCAAATTGATAAAGGCTTCGCTGATATTGATTACGCAGAGATGTTCTACCACGCCTGTCCTGACCGCTACTTCTTCAGCGACGCTTCCAAGTGGTGGGAAATCCGCCCCAAAAACAACTTGTATTACAACACAGGCAAAGAGCGACCAATTGGAATTACAAATGCGGTTTCAAAAGTTCTGCGTGAAATCTTGGAAGACCAACGCAAGAATCTCAACCCTCTTGACGAAAAAACCAAAGACAGAAGTGCTTCACTCCTGAAAGAATATTTGCGGTTAGGAGGCACAACCAATCTCAAGAATATCGTTGAGGCACTTCCCGATTTCATCAGGGTTGATTGCGAGGATTTTGATAAGAAGATGAATGCGAATACGAACCTGATTGCGTTCAAGGATTGCGTTTACGACCTCACTACAAACACCTACCGCCAAATCAAACCCAGCGACTTTGTCAGCAAGACGACAGGCTGGAAAATGGGCGACCACGCCAGCAACCCAAAGCAAAGGGAAGACATCACCAAAATCCTCAACGACATCTTTCCCGATAAAGAACAATTGGATTACTGGTGGAAGAGTGCCTCGCTGGCGTTCTTCACGAACCGCTTTGAGGTTCTACATATGCTGACAGGTTCGGGCGGAAACGGCAAAGGCATTTTGACATCTTACCTGAAAGCGTGCGGAGGACAGTATGTATTCACAGCAGAGACAACCTTCCTCACAACCATCTACAAGGGTGGTGTCGCAAACAGCACACTTGCCTCCTGTGATGGTGTGCGAATTGTGCTTGTCAGCGAACCGAACAACGGCGAGAAATCTTGCTACTTCAACGAGGAGTTTGTCAAGGCAATCACAGGCAGGGACGAAATCTGTGCGAGGTTCTTGAATGAAAATGTCCGCACATTTGACCCAAGATTTACAATCCTGCTGTCCTGTAATAACAAACCAGAAATCCGCAAACTGGATAAGGGTCTACTTCGCAGGTTGTCAATCCACCCTTTCCTGTGTTCCTTCAAGAGCGAGCCCAATCCCGACAACACTTATGAAAAGAAGGGCAATCCCAAATTGAAAGACCTGAAAGATGACCCCGCATTCATCAAAGAGCTTATGATTATGCTCTTGGAACACGCTCACATCAACAAAGACCTTGATGAACTCAAGATGCCTCAATTGTCAAAAGAGGCGGTGAATGAATATGTAGAGGAGAACAACCAGTTCAAGAAATGGTTTGAGATACATTACCAGAAGGAAAGCGAACCCACAGGTCTTTCAAAAGAGGAAAGCAAAGAGTGGAGGATAGAGCATTCACACAAACCAAGCGAAATCTTGAAGCGGTTCAATATCAAAGAGAATACCCGCTGGTCTGCCTCGCAGTTGCGAACGGCAATCAAATACAACGAATACCCAATCCACAAACTGAATGGAAACGATTACTTGCGATATTATCGTGAAGTCCCAGATGAAGAACTTCAAATGTGCGAAGTGGAGGAGGAAGAATAATCTAAAATGTTTAGGAATAATCAATTCGTTCAACCAACGAAATTATTTTGTAGTGGTAGTATATACAACTACAAATGTGCGAAGTGGCGACCCAGCAAAAACAGGCATTCAATAAAGACTACGAGTTTGGACGAAAGGCGGAGCAGGACATCTTGGAGACCCTGCGAACATATTTCAACGACACGACAATCTCGCCCTCAACAGATAAGTATGACCGCTACGATTACACGAGCGAAGGCGGAGCGAAATATGAACTCAAGACACGCAGACTTACACGCAACAGGTTCACAACGACTATGCTTCCGCTGGGGAAACTACTCAAGGAAAATCCAGAAGGTAATATTTTTTTATTCAAATATACCGACGGCTTGTTCTACATTAAATACGACGCTGAAATCTTTAGCAATTTCACGATTGCTCCCTATTGTCGGCAAGACAGGGCGGGCTTTGATGCCGAGCAGGATTACATTTTTATCCCTGTTAATCTACTCACCCAAATAATCTAAATCGTAGAAAACATATAAATATTATATCAGTATATAATATAGACCGATATAATATGAACGCCTTTGAGAATAATCTTGCCGAAAAGTTTAGCAATAATGCGATTTCGCAATCCTCGCAAAAGCTCTACTTCAGCAACCTCCACCGTCTCAACGACGGGCAACCCATCACCTCATTCAAGTTCCTTGACAAGCCTGAAGTGATTGCTGAAAAGCTTAAGGACTACAAGCCCACCACACAACGCAACTTCTATATTGCGATTGTCTCCGCCTTGAATATCGGTGGCGACACCCCTAAACATAAGAAGCTGTATTCCAAATATTACGACATTATGCTTTCAAAGAACAAGGAAGTCAAGGAAATCAAGCACGACCCCGACACCCTGCCGAAGTGGGACGAAATCACCGAGAAAAGAAACACACTCGGTAATCAGGTGGCGGATTTCGCCGACGCAAAGCAATTGACACCGCTCCAGTATGACGCTTTGTTGAAGTGGGTGGTTGTGTCGCTTTACACGCTTCAGGCACCCCGTAGGAACGGAGATTACCTGAATGCCTATATCGTGGATAAGAACAACGCCGATTTGCCGAACGACCGCAATTATGTCTCGCTGAAAGAACACGAGTTCATCTTTCACAAATACAAGACCGACAAGACTTATGGCTGTTTCGTGGAGCCGATTACGGAAGAGTTGAGAAGGGTGTTGGCGGTGTATTACAAGCATCACCCTCTCCTCAAAAATGGTAAACTGCCGAAGGGGACACCCAGCGTGAAGTTTCTGGTGTATGCCGACGGCGAACCCCTGACGCAACTCAACGCTATAACCCGTATCCTCAATTCCGCACTCGGGAAAGGCACAGGCAGTTCCAAATTGCGACACGCTTACCTGACTGACAAATATGGGAAGGTGGTTGAAGAACAGCAGGAGGACGCAGAGAAAATGGGACACAGCACGGGACAGCAAAAAGATTATATTTACACAAAATAGTCTATATTTTTATCTTGATTTAATATAAATGCCGTATGAAATCAGGAAAGTTGATAAAGGCTGGAAAGTCTTTACGAAAGAGACGAATAATCCACACAGCGATAGACCTATGCCTTTAGCAAGAGCCAAAGAGCAGTTGAAAGCACTCTACGCCAACGCAAAAGATTACACGGGTGGTGCGAAGGTGATTAGTATGACCCCGCAGGCGTTTCACACCGAGCATAAACATTTAATCGGGTTATTGAAGAATACGGGTAAGGCACTTATTAGTGAGGCGAACGACCAAGCGAAGGAGGTGAAAGGGTGGAACAAGAAACTACACGGCGGAGGCTTTGACGACGACGATTTTGCGAAACTGTTTGGTGGGTGTGATATGTGCGGTGGTGCTGAAGAGGGCGACGAAGAAGACCAAGCCAAACCAGGCGACGACAGCGAAGCAATCTTGAAACTGGATACACAGGCGGGGTTTGATGTGGAGGAGGCGACAGGCGAACCCGAATATCTAAAACAGGCGAAGAAGTTTGCGAAGAAGGCAGGCTATAAAGATTGGAACTCGCTTCTTCTCGCAAACGACGGGAAGCATAAACTAATTCTACGGGGTGTCAAGTTTGGAAGCATCAAGAACAACGATTACATTATTTACAAGCAACATTTCGCAAGCGTCGCCGAGAAGAAAAGGAAGCAATATCTCGCACGGGCAACCAAGATTAAAGGCGACTGGGCGAAAGACCGCTACTCCCCCAATTCTCTCGCAATCAATATTCTCTGGGACGGCTCAACGAAGAAGGGCGGTGATATTGATTGGTGGGGTCTTGCGGGCGATTTTGCGAAAGATGTGATAAAAGATGCTCCAAATATGCTTATTGACGCTTTCGGGACACCAGAGGCTAAAGAGCAGAAACGCCTAAAAGAAGAAGCGTGTAAATTATGTAATGGGTCAGGATTGGCTGGCGGGGCAGATAAGAAGATGAATTATCGCAAGAAGGACGATTATGAAGGCAACTGGGGGTATGATGAGGACGCTTATTTGGACGATAAAGGTAAACCGATTAGCAAAGACCAATATGACGAACTCTTTATCCCGCCTCGTGAAGGCGAAAAGGCAAAAGAGCTTGAACTGCCCGAGCAACCGCTCTTCGGCGACCCTACACAATTCAAACCGCAGGCATACGACCCTAACAACCCGCTAATGTATATGGTTGGCGGTGTATGTAAAAAAACAGGTAAAGCACCCTGTCTGTGTGGTGGGCGATTAGACCCTGATAAGGCAAAGGCACAGGAGATATTAGAGAAAGTCGCAGGAGACGGTAATCCAAAAGTGCGAGAAATCCAAGCGACACCTATGGGCGACAATAATATCCGCAAATATTTCCCAAATGCGAAAATCTTGAAATATAGTGAGCTTGCGGATATTCACGACATAACTCAACTGCTCCCTCAACCTAAATCATTCTTCTTTCTTCTTTACGAACACGCCCCTAACGAAGGGCACTGGACCGTAGTAAATCGGTATATTGACAACGGCAGGGATACAATCTGCTTCTTCTGCTCTTACGGAAGTAAGATTGATGGTCCTCTTTATTGGAACTCGCAAGCGACCAATCGCCAGTTAGGGCAGGATAAACCGTATCTCTCGCATCTCTTACAAAAATCAGGTAAACGCCTCGTCTATAACAAGGTTCAATATCAGTCAAAGCAATCGCCTATCGCAACCTGTGGAGCCTTCGCTGTCCTCTGGATTAAAGCGAATATTCGTGATGGGTTCAATCTACAAGAGTTCCACGAGTGGATTGCGGATATAAAGAAAGAGACTGGATTGTCGTATGATGAGATAGTAGCCAACGCTATTAGTAATAGGGCGAGTTAAATCTCCACTCTTGCGTGTTTGATTTTCAAAGTGAGATGCTTGACCTTCTCATAAAGGTAAGGGTTTGGGAAGTAGGGTTCACTCTCATCAAACAATTCTTTATCCACTTTTAACAACCACAGACAAGTAATCCAACCTTCAGTAATCCAATATTGATGTCTGTTTAATTTTATAGTCAAGGGGTCATATGGTGGTCTTGTTCTCAATAATTCTTTGAAAAGCTGTTCGCTCATTTTTGATTTGTTGCTGTGTTCTATTTAATGGGATTAACTGACTTCAATTTTTTATCTTCTTAAATGAAGTGAAGTAGGTGAAGTGAAGTAGGTGAAGTGAAGTGAAGTGATTTGACAAACTTTCAAGCGTTCAGGAACCAAAGAATGGCTTCTATAGAAAGGTTGTCAAAATGCTTCACTTCACTTCACCTACTTCACCTGGATTTTAAATTGTAATGCTAAACTACAATTTAAATACGAGTTATACCGTCGGTTGGGGTTGAACCAACGACCTCTGGGTTATGAGCCCAGCGAGCTTCCTCTGCTCCACAACGGTTTATGTTGTTTTTACATATATAGAGAAAAAGTGAGAGGAGGGGAACAATTTCTAAAACCCCAAAGGAATAAATCCGCTTGCTTACATACTCATCATATGCTTCGCCATTTTTCCACCAGAGGTGCCTCCACCAGAGGTGCCTCCGCCTGAAGAACCGCCACCAGAGAGACCGCCACCAGAAGTTCCCATACCGACAGCCTCCATCAACGGACGGGCAAGAGCTTTGACGCTGTCTTCAACACCACCACCGACGAGACGGGCAAGGCTGGATTTGGAATACTGGGGACGAGAAGAAACGGCAAGCACATCAGCACGGGACAGAATTGCGGTGTAAGTCTGGGAAGTTCCACGCTCAATTGCGAAGACACCAGAGTTCATAGTTATAAGCACAAGTTCGTAGTCGTTGGCTGAAATCTGGAGACCCGTGTTGTTCTCCAATTCAACTTTAAATAGCAATTGAAACGCTCCAATTGAGCCAGGTGCGTAGACATCATCTAACTCAATATGGCGACCGAACTCAAGAGCAAGAACAGAACCGCACAGAGGCATCTGGAGGGGCAGAGCAGTAGCAGAAGATGCTCCTGCTTGAGAACCCTGATAGGCAAAACCGCTAAACTCGCTCCAAGTCTGGTTAATGTCGCTTTCAACAGACATACGCCACAGGTCCCACTGTGTAGCACCAGACAACAGACCTGCCTTGTTGTTGAATGAAATGTTGATACGCTTAATGGGGAGGAAGCTGTCGGCATCACTTGGCTTCTGGTTGGCGAGAACCTTACGGGCAACGACAATCATCTTGTCGGGGACGCTATTGAGCTGAATGGACTGGAAAGTCTGCTCTACGGAGGCACCAGAAGCGATAGGTTGAGAGACGGAAGTCAAATAACGGGGATACTCGGCAAAGGGGAGGACATTACGAGCGGAGACCAAGTTGGAAGGCTGGCGGGTAAGGAAGAGCATAAGCAGACGAGCGGAAGTAAGGTCGCTAATGTAAGGAGCGGTGCCGATAGTAAACCAATTACCAGCAACAGAAGTCGCATCATTTGGACCAACGGGTCCGTGAGCGAGACGAATAGCCCTGTTGGCGGAACCCAAGTTGAAGACAAAGTTGAGGGTTTGAACGCCATACATACCCTGATTGTTGCTCTCGGGGTCTCTCCACAAGAAGGGGCTGATTTGAAGAGCCTCCTTTGTGGTGAAGTTGATAGTGATGGTTCTCTCGGCAGTATCAGCACCGTCCGCTTTGGGAGTATTACCAGTAATGGAATTGACAACGAAGCCACCACGAGGCAGGAAGTCCTGGTCCAAAGAGGCGTTGTTCCAACCTGCGTTGGGGTTGTTGTTCGCACCGAGTGCCTGTGTGTAGTCATAATAGCTGTCATACTGACTGGGGCAGGCGTTGTTGTAGCGGGCAACCTCACGGCTGTCGCCAAAACGGAGCAACTGGAACATAATATCACGCTGGTTCTGGGATACGGTGTTGTTGTTGATGGTCGCCTGAATGGTGGAACAGCAGGAGTGGAAGGGAAAGGGACCCAGAGCTGAAGCATATCCTAAATTAACGATAGTTTGACCGACAGGCATAGTGGCGGTGGGAGTTGCCTTAAAAGTGATAGACATAGTCGTCTCGCACATAATACGGCGACTAAATACTGTGCTCTCCGACGGTAATTGAATATTATAAGTAATACTGGAAGTGCTCTTGGAAATAGCGTTATACTGCGAAGGGGTGATGTTCTGTGCCCCCTTAAAGACGGCATAACGGACCTTGTCGGTTGTCAAGAGCAAATCGTCTTGGACGCAAATCTTCTCAAAATCAGCTGAAGCCATTTTATCTTTGTTTATAAGATACACAAAGATAAAAAAAAATAGATTTATGCTTAATATATTAGATTTGCCTAAAATATTGCTTAAGATGAATAGTCCTTCTTGCGGAACATAATTTTAAGGGAGCAGGAGCAACCATTTTGAAGGAAAAAGTCGTGATAAATCCCATAAACATCTTTCCACTGGACGCTAATTTGTATGCCGTAAAGTGGAGCGTTTCCTTGTAGGTCTATCATTCTGTATTCGGCGGTCGGCAGGTAGAGAACATTCGGGAAATACTCGGTCCCATTTACTAAATTAACCACTAAATCTGTAATCTCGTTGCTTAAATTATCGTTCTGTCCTACACTTGAGTTATTGTTATTCAAGACACGAGGAATGCCTATCAGTTGGGGCAGAACGGGCATCAAGGTTGTCGTAAAGACGAGCGACTGAATAGGGCAGAGTGTCGCACCCGTGCTATAGGGTTGCTTCATATAATAGGCATCAAAGGGTGGACCAGCTGTCGCATCTTTTGCTACATAATTGTTTCCAACGCCTCCCTGTTTGTCAAATACCTTAAGAAGGTAATTCGCTTCTGTATCTTGTGGACTGGTAGGATTAGGATTGTAGGTATAATTATGAACCGACTGGAATGAAGAGAACAGAATGAAGAGAGGGTTGTTTAAATAGACAAAACCCACAGCACTTCCTAAATCTAAACAATCTTGAGCGAATAGTAAGGCTGGAGCAACAAAAGTCGCTTCTGCTGATGTTGCGTCCCACAGAAAGTAGGGTTGATTACCAGCAACCCAAGTTCCAGGAAGGGTAAAACCTGCTGATAATGCCTGTGCGATAATATCTTCATAAGCGAGTTTGAGTGCCCGATTAATCATACATATAAAAGCCTGAATGTTGTTGAGCCAGTAGTAGGGCAGAGTAGCAGTCGCTATATTTGTTAAAGGTGCGGGGGGAGGTTCGTAGATGTTGGACTGCGGGACATAAATGACACGCTCTTTCGCAATAAACCTATTCCCTGAAGGGTCCTTATACTCCACGCTCACATAATACACAGTAGCGTTTTCGGCATTAGCTCCAACCAGATTCAGTTCAATCTGGGGGATAAATAGAGGCATACTTCCAGCGGTGTCTAAACTAAACCGAATGATACTGAAGAAGTAATCGCTGGGGTTGTCTAAAATTGGACTACTCCTGACCTCTGTAAAGGTGAGCCGATTGGCTTGGTTTGTTTGTGATGTAGTAAGACCTGGCTGTATCGTATTTACGACATCTAAATCGTAGTAAATCTGCGAAGGTTGCGACATATTGCTTTATATTAGTATAAGAATATAAAATATTGGTGATTATGCCTTAATATTCTTTGTAATAATCTTTTGCGACCCTTATGCGACCCTTCTGGTGGTAATAATCCAATCAAGAAGGTAATAATCCAACAGAATTAGGTTATTCCAGTAAAAATAATATTATTTTTCCCGTATTAATGTAAATGGATTGGATTTTTACGGCTTTTTGGTGTTATTTTGTGTAATAATCTGTTTAAGGTATGTAATAATCTAATAAAACGAGGTGAAGTAGGTGAAGTGAGGTGAAGTGAATAGACAACTATTCCTATAGACAGGAATGGTTGTTTGCGTTTGTATAAAAGGTTGACATTTTGCTTCACCTGGCTTCACCTACTTCACCTAAAGTTTAAGCAGAGGTGATATTGACATCAGGTAGATTACAAGTGAAAACGCCATACTGAACTGTGCCCGCATAGAGGGCATCAAGAGATATAGCGGTGAAACCTGTGCCTGGAGTGATGACGATAGTGAAGAGACCATCAAGACCCAAATCGGGGTTAGTTCGGGCGGTCTGGGTGCGGATTTGGGTAAGCACAACATCAGTAGCGGTGATAGAAGGGCAAGGAACAGTAGCAGTCTGCCCTGCGACGAATGTAAGAAGACCTTGCTGTTTAACGGCTGAACCAGCTCCTGAATAAGAGGAAGACGAATTGAGAGACATCTTAATTTTGTTTATAACATACAGATAGATAATTATTTTGCTAAAATGTCTTAATTAAGAAAAAGAAACTCCTCCGTTTGTTCCTCCAATTACAACCCAATCGTTCGTATCTTCGGTTGCTACGAAACTTTGAGATGTGTATGATATTAATGAAGCATTATTAAAACCTGCTGGGTGTGTTGGGTCGCTTACCCTAAACTTCCCAGTAGGAAAAGTAAACCCTGCGTTCGCTCCAGCAGGAAAACTAACACCTTGAACGAAAATATTTCCCAATTTAGAAGTTGGTGGGTCTTGTGGGTCGCCATAATACCAGGCGTAAGTATCGCCTGGTGCTAATGTTATTAGCACAAAAAAAGAATAGGTTGTTCCCGCTACAATTTGAAAAGGTAAATTATTAAAGTTGGAAAAATGATATGGTCCTGCTGTTCCAACCGTTGTAGGAGCACTTGAAGCATAAATAGTTGTAGGGTCGTTATTAGCACATAAGGCAAGGACCATATCTGTTCCAAGTAGAGCAGAAGAATATAATTTAATATCTGCTTCAACACCTGTTAATGAGAAACTGGCGTTAGGTTGGTAGTAGAAGAAATTGAAACTATCGTTGGTAATCGTTTGAATACCTCCTACTGTTCCACCAAAGTAAATCTGTGCGTTTATAGGAAGAAATACTAAATCAGTCGTTAAAATCATAGTATCGTTTTTGGTTGTTGGTTTTGTTATTATTAATGGTGTATTATCTTGACTATTTCTATTTATAATCGGGGAACTACCCGAACCAGACGCTTTCCATTCTAAACCCGACGCTGTTCCTGAATTGGCGGTTAATACCATATCATTTGCTCCAACTGGTAAAATAACACCTGCTATTGGGTTGCCTCCTGCCTGTGGTCCTCCACCTACTACTAAATCGCCTTTTGCTGTGAAATCAATAGCAATATTAGAAGCAGTCCCGACAGCATATTCAGTAAGCGGTGCGAGTGCGGTAATAGTTCCACTTCCACCTGCTGGAATCCAAGTTGGAACAGCGGGATTACCCGACATACCTAATATTTGCCCCGCCGTTGGAGCATTAGTTAATGCCCCTGTATTTACTGTTCCATTACCATAAGGTATTTGTCCTACTAATGCGTTTGAAAAACCAATACCAATTTGGCTTACATCTCCCGCTCCAACAATTTCTACGATAGGTGCTATTCCTACAACTGAATCCGTTAATGGTTTCCAAGTAGGAACGCCTCCTTGAATACCTAAAAACTGACTTCCGTTTGCTGGTGTATTTGTTAATGCTCCTGTTCTCGCTACACCTGTTCCGTAGGGTATTTGTCCCGCTGGTCCTGCTGTAAAATTAATACCGATTGTGTTAGGGGTTGTGGTTGCGTCATCAAATAGAGGGGCATTTGCTGTAAGAAGACCACCTCCACCAGTCGGCGGTTTCCAAGCAAGTCCAGTTGGGTTTGCTACATCAGTATCACTCGTCAGGACATAATTGTTTTGAGGTGGTGCTGGAACTGGTGTGATATTGTTTCCTGCTGTTGCCGAAAATAGTTGCTGGTAATTAAG